GCGAGCACCCAGAAGGCGAGCCCCGCCGAAATGAGCGACGGGTAGTACGGGTTCGGTGGTGCGGACCACCAGCGCGACATGGCACCCAGAACGAACAGGACAAACGCAAACACCAGACACACGAGCGGCATACATTGAACTCCTAGCCTCGGTTTCTGATACGATCAATCCAAAGTATAGTCCCACACCCGCCGGGCCGGGTGCCGCCGCAGTCTCTGACAATAGCCCGCATTCCCCTGCATCGGTCTAGTTGTGTCCTCCCTCTCGGCCCCAAAAGTTCCCGTATACACCCAGTACGGCATGCTCGAACTGGCGGACGCCGCCCGTGTGCGCCAGCTCCAGGCCGCTGCCAACGCAGTGTTTATCAGGCGCCACAAGGACGGGCGGTTGATGCGGATCAACCTGATCAGTTACGGCGAGGATTACGGGCGCCGCGGGCGCCAAGGCAACCCGCAAAAAGACGTCTACAACGCCGAGAGCGACCAGAACCCGCCGCGGGTCTGGGACTTCAAGCGCCATTGCGGCGAGCGGGCGGGCGAACAGCAATGACCGTAGGGCAGCTCAAAATACTGCTCGCGCCGCTTGAGGACGCGCTCCCTATCATCGTGGTGGGCCCCTGCCTGGACGAAGACGGCGACGAGGCCGAGGCGTGGTTTCAGCCGAGCAGCATCAACCTCAAGATGGATGCGGACACCGCGGAGGAGTACGCGCAGTTTGCGTGTTCCAGGCTGGATGATTTCGAATTGCCATGACCGCGACCTCTGCCGAAGCCGAATTGATCGAGTTCATCGCGCAGTTTCGCGACGATCCCTACGGTTTCGTCATGACCGCATATCCCTGGCAGGAGCCGCGGACCCCGCTTGCGGACTATGCCGGCCCGGACCAGTGGCAGGCCGAGCTGCTGCGCGAGATCGGCGAAGAGGTGCGGAAGCGCGGCTTCGACGGCCTCAACGCGGTGGGGCCGATCCGCCAGGCTATCTCGAGCGGGCACGGAATCGGGAAATCCACCACATCCGCCTGGCTGGCGAATTGGATCATGTCCACCCGGCCGAATTCGCAGGGCACGATCACTTCGAACACGTTCGCGCAACTCTCCACCAAGACGTGGCCGGCGATCCTCAAGTGGACGCGCATGTGCATCACGAGCCACTGGTTCGTGGTGGGCCAGGAAAAGATTGTCGCCAAGGCGGCGCCGGAATCCTGGTTTGTGACCGCTCAGACCTGCCGGCGTGAGAACAGCGAGGCCTTCCACGGTCAGCACGCCGCGCGGTCCACGTCCTGGTATCTGTTCGATGAAGCCTCGGCCATCCCAGACGAGATCTGGAACGCGGCCGAAGGCGGGCTGACGGACGGCGAGCCGATGATCTTTGCCTGGGGCAACCCCACCCGCAACACCGGCAAGTTTCACCGCATCGTCTTTGGGAGCGAGCGGGACCGGTGGCGCCAGAAGATCATCGACAGCCGTACCGCGCGCTTCACCAACAAGGCGCTGCTCGAGGAATGGATCGCCGATTACGGCGAGGATTCCGACTTCGTCCGGGTCCGCGTCCGCGGGATCGCGCCGCGCGCCGGCGAGTTGCAGTACATCGATCAGGAGCGGGTCTGGCAGGCGCAGCAACGCGAGGCCACTAGCTTTCCGGATGACCCCTTGATCGCTGGGTTCGACGTCGCCGGCCGCGGTGGGATGTTCAGCATGGCCGGCGCCCGCAGTGATGGCGGCGACAGCGGCGCCGCCCGGCGGGACACGGGCGGATCGGGCGCCTGGAACGTCATCGCGTTCCGGCGCGGCCTGGATGCGCGGACCATTCCGGCCGTCCGGATCTCGGGCGAGGATACCCGTGATCGTGGCGTCATGCTGGCGAAGCTCACCGAGATCCTGAGCGACAAACGGCCCGGCCACCGGGTCGCGATGATGTTCGTCGATTCCGCATTCGGGTCGCCGTATGTCGAGCGGCTGCGTGCGATGGGATACGAAAACGTGATGGAGGTCAATTTTGGCGCGCCGAGCCATGACCGGCACCAGGCCAATATGCGGGCCTACATGTGGAGCCGGATGAAAGAGTGGCTGAACAAGGGCGCGATTCCCGCGGATAACATCCTCGAGACGGACCTGACCGGGCCTGGCTATCACCTGAACAAGAGCGAGCAGTTGGTGATTGAGAGCAAGCAGGACATGGTAAAGCGCGGGATCGCGTCTCCGGACTATGGCGATGCGCTCGCGCTCACGTTCGCGGCCTTTGTGCCGCCGCAGGCGCCGGCCGCGGCGCAGGAGTTGGGGCGCGGGTTCGGGGGCGGCGGTTCATGGATGGGGTGAGGAGCGTGCGGATCTCCTACGATCCGAAATGCGAGGAATTGGCGCGCTACTTCCTGCCGGAAGCCAATTCCGATTCAGTGAACCGGCTGGCCGGTATTATCCAGCAGATCATCGAAAACTTCATCGAATACGAGTATTGAAATGCCTCGTTTAACCGTTTTGATGGGCGCGCCCGGCTCGGGCAAGTCCACCTATGCCAAAAGCACCGGTGCGCACGTGGTGACGACAGACACCGGGCGCGCTCGCGGGCAGTCTCCCGGCGATATCCTGCATTCTGCCTATCGCGAGATCAATGCTGCGCTGGCCGCGGGCAAGAACGTCGTCTTCGACACGACGGGCGCCAATCCGGCCGTGCGCAAAGCGGCCGCCACGATCGCGCAGAAACACGGCGCCCAACTCGCCGCGCGCGTGATCGATGCGCCGGTGAGCAAATGCCTGCAGGCGCAACAGGGCCGGGCGCACCCGGTCGCGGCCGCGGACGTGCGGCGGATCCACGGCGAGGTGCAGCGCCAGGCGCGCGGCCTGAAGGGCGAGGGATTCAGGGACGTGGGCTTCGTCAATCGGAAGTGATGCTATCGATGCAATTCCTCATGCAGCAACATGCGAATCAGCGTCTGGTAGCCGATGCCCTTGGCGGCCGCGCGTTGTTTGGCGAGCTCAATATCGGCGACCGGCAACCGCAGGCTGATCGCTTGTGTCTGCTTCGCAGCATATTCCTTGACAATGGCAGCTACCGTCATTGGCTTACCTCTGGCGTCAGTTACGGGTTTCGCGTTGCGCAGTTCACGCTCAACTTTCTTGCGATTGGCATACCACCAATCCGCCTCTTCGGATTCATTTTTAAACTTCGGCATTTTCAAGCTCATATTCGTTTCCTTGATCGTGATTCAGGCCATGCGGTTACCGGGCGCGTGGCTTCGCCGCGTACCGTCCAGATCACGATGATTCGTTTGCCTGCCACAGACCCTTCTGTGAGCCAGCGGGGTTCTATCCCGCCCGGTTGCTCAATGATCTTTTCGGAATCGGCCAACACCGCTTCGACCTCAGACGCGCTTAAGCCATGCGCCGCAATCTTCGCTAAGTTGTGCTGATCCCATTCAAACTGCATCTATATACATTGTATATACATTCGAGGCGAAATGCCACTAAAACCGGGCAAAAGCCAGAAAATCATTAGTTCCAACATCCGCAAGCTGAAAAGCGAGGGCAGACCGCAGGCCCAAGCCGTGGCGATTTCGCTACGGACGGCGGGCAAACCGAAGCGCACCCTGCGGCAGTTGATGAAAAACGGAGATGGCGAGTAAGGCCGAGAAAGACCTCATCGCAACGGCTCGCGAGCGCTACAAGCTCGCCGAAGAGGCCGAGCGCGAGATCCGCAAAGAGGCCAAGATCGATCTCGAGTTTGCCGCCGGCAAGCAGTGGGACACCGACGACATGAACCGGCGCAACGCCACGGGGCCGGGGAAGCGGCCCTGCCTGACCTTCAATAAGTTGACCGGCCCGATCAACCAGGTTGCGAACCAGGCCCGCATGAACAAACCGGATCTCGAGGCGCTGCCCGTCGACAGCAAGGGCGACCCGGCGACGGCCAAGGTGTACGAGGGCATGATCCGGCACATCCAGTACGCGAGCAAGGCCGATCAGGTCTACGAGACGTCGCTCGATCAGAGCACGAAGGGCAGTTTCGGCTACTTCAAAGTCACAACCCGGTATTGCGGGAACAAGACGTTTGATCAGGAAATTCGCATTGAACGCATCCTGAATCCGTTCAGCGTGCTGATGGACCCATACGCGCGGGAAGCGGACAAGTCTGACGCCAAGTGGGCCTTTGAACTCGAGTGGATGTCGCGGGACGAGTACAAGGCCGAATTCGGCGAAACCGAAGTCGCGAAGATGAATTTCTACGACGGCGGCACCAACCCGGCGCCGGACTGGATCAACGGCGACGGCGTCCTGGTCGCGCGGTACTGGTACGTCGAAATCGAGACGAAAACGCTGGTGGCGGTGCAGTGGCCTGATGGCAAGGTTACCAGCGAGTATCTCGAGGACATGCCGGGCGAGCTGCCGCCCGGACTCCAGTTCGCCACCGACGAGAACGGCGACCGCATCGAGCGAGAGGACGAAATCCGGCACGTGAAAATGTGCCGTTTGAATGGCGTGGAAGTCCTCGACGAAACCACCTGGAAAGGCCAGTGGATTCCGATCCTGGCCGTACTCGGCGAAGAGATGTACATCGAGAACAAACGCTATCTGTTCTCGCTGATCCGCTTCGCACGCGACCCGCAGAAACTGTACAACTTCTACCGCTCGAGCGAAGCGGAGACGGTGATGCTCGGCACCAAGGCGCCTTGGGTGGGGGTAAAGGGCGCGTTCAAAGACCCGCGCTGGGCGACGGCAAACACTGTCCCGTGGGCGTACCTCGAGTACGAGGCGCTCGATATCGCGGGCAACCCGGTCCCGCCGCCGCAGCGCAATGTATTTGAGCCGCCCATCCAGGCCTTGAGCGTAGGCGCCGCGCAGGCCTCCGACGACATCAAGGCGACCACCAACGTCTACGACGCCAGCCTCGGCAGTCAGTCCAACGAGACGTCAGGCATTGCGCTCCAGCGGCGCCAGGGGCAGATGGAGTTGTCCAATTTCCACTTCGTGGACAACCTGAACCGCGCCATCCTGCAGTGCGGAGTCATCCTCTGCGACCTGATCCCCAAGATCTACGACACCCCGCGCCAGGTGCGGATCCTCGGCGAGGACATGGCCGAGGAGATCGTCCAGGTGAACCAGCAGTTCCAGGACGATTACGGCGCGGTGAAGTGCTACGACCTCGCCAACGGCAAGTATGATGTACGCCTGAAGATCGGCCCGTCGTTCAAGACCCAGCAGCAGGAAACCGCGTCCCAAGTGACGGAACTCTCCCGTAATTTCCCCCAATTGATGACGGTGGCGGGCGATATCGTCTTTGACAACCTGAACTTCGCCGGCGCCGAAAAGATCGCCGAGCGGTTGCGCAGGGCGATGCCGCCGAACCTGACCGAGGAAGCAGGCAAGAAACCGCAGGAATTGCTCGCGCAGCAGAACCAGCAGCAGGCGCAGCAGATCGAGCAGTTGACCGCGGCGCTCAATAAATTGAGCGACGACGTGCGCGGAAAGCGCGTTGAGGCGGAATCGCAGGAACGGATCGAAGAGATGAAGATCGCGAGCAGCGACCGCCAGGCCGCCATGCGGGCTCAGGTGGATTTGATCAAGGTCGAAGCGCAGTTGACCTCGACGGAAAATATCGCGCTTCTCAAGTCGCAGGTAGCCGATCTGGAACGCCAGATTGCGCTGATGGCGTCAGGCGCCGCGGCGGAGTCCGCGGAGCAGCCCGAGCCAGGCGAAGGCATGGAGGGCGCCGGAACGCCGCCCTCGGGCGCAATGGGCGGCATGGCCGCCGTTCCGCCCGCCGGGCCGCAGCCACAGTTTTAAGTTATGCCAGACGAAGTAACCCCGACCCTCGAGCAAGGGACGGAAAACGCCACTGTTAGCGAGGCCCCGACCGATTTTCGGGAGTTTGCAAAGTGGCGCGAAACCGGTGAATTGCCTGAGCCGAAGGAACAACCATCATCCGCGGCCGCGGTTGCAGAACCGCCGGCCAAAACTGAACCGGACTCGGAGACGGACGTTAATCAGGAAGCAGGGGAACAGGACGAACAGGACGACGCTGACGCCGCACCCGCCGGCAAAGGAAAGGGCGGATCGCGCCAGCGTCGTATCGAGAGGCTGACACGCGAAAACGAGGAGTTGAAGCGGCTGATTGCCGGGCAAACGGTGAAGCCGCAGGATAAGCCCTCGGAGCCCGCGGCGCCCGCCGCGGCCGGTAAGCCAAAGCTCGAAAACTTCAAAACGCTGGAAGAGTACCAGGACGCTCTTACGGACTGGAAACTCGACGAACGCGAGCGCACCCGCAAAGAAGCGGAAGCGCGAACCGCCGCCGAAGATGCCGTCCGCAAAGAGCAGGACGGGTGGACGAAGAAAGAAAAAGCCGCCCGGAAAGCGCACGACGACTACGACGACCTGATCGACACGGTACAGATCCCGGCGGGGCCGGGAGTCCTGGCCGCCCGACAGGCCATGCTCGAGGACGACAACGGCGCCGAACTCCTGTACTACCTGGCGAAGAATCCGAAAGAGCTGGAGCGTATCGCCGGCCTGCCGCCGGCGAGCGCCGTTCTTGCGATCGGCAAACTGTCTGCGAAGTTCGACACCCCTGCCACTGAAAACGGGAAACCCAAGATAACGGGCGCACCCAAGCCGCCGCCGCCGAGTGGAAGAGCGGGCAAAACCGCATCTGACGATCCGAATGATCCGGAAGTCCAGAAAGATTTCAAACGGTGGTCGCGGGCAAGGGAGGCGCAATCGAAGGGGCGATAAGTGCCGAACACATTACTGACGCCGCAGATGATCACCAACGA